GGCGCGGCACCCCGACCTCGGCGCGCACCAGCACATCCGCGACGCGGCAGCGGCACTGGACCGCCGCCAGCCGGAGGCGGCCAACCGCCACCTGACCGCCGCGATCGGCAACATGACACCGCAGTCGCTGCGCCGCCACGGCCTGCTCACCGACGAGCACCACGACTCGGCGAAGCGCTCGATGGACGCGGTCCACCGGCACATGCTGCTGGTCAAGGACATCACCGACCTGCAGTCGCGCAACGACTCCCTGCCGCGCAACCAGCTGGACGAGCCGCAGTTCCCGAAGGAGCCGGCCGACGACAACCTGGACGAAAAGCCGACCTCGAAGATGCCCGCCGAGAAGGCCATGAACGCCCCTGGCAGGATGAACGCCGGGCGGCCGGACCCCAACGTGGCCAAGCCGCAGCAGGTCACCGAGTGGAAGGTCACCAAGCAGATCGCGGCGGCCAACAGCAGCGGCGACCTCACCACCGCCATCGAGCTGGTTGGCCCCAAGGGGTGGAGTCACGGCTGGATCAAGGCCGCCGGGCAGGTGCTCAAGGGCGCGGCAGACGAGAAGCTGCCCGGCGAAGAGGACACCGCCGCGAACTACGACAGGCCTGGCAAGACCCAGCACGGCGGCCTCTACGGGCACATGGCGAGCAGCCACCCAGGGGTGCCGCCGTCTCCCACCGCGCACATGGCTGCCCACGCGTCGGGCGCGGCTGCCCACAGCCACCCGGCCAACGTCTACAAGCGGGCCCCTGGCAACAAGATCATCCCCGGCGGTGCCGAGGACTTCGACATCGCAGCGGCCGGGTTCGCGAACGAGCTGGTCCTGTCTGCGCAGACCGGCACTCTCGCCACGGTGCCGCACCCGTTCGGCAAGCCCGGCGGGCCGGGTCTCTGGAATGTAAAGGGGATGCAGTTGCCGCCCTACGTGCAGAACATCGCGCACGCGCTGCTGCGCACCGGCCGGGCCAAGGACGAGAGCGAGGCCATCGCGATGGCCCGCGCCGCGACCAAGCGCTGGGAGCACGGCAAGAACACCAGGCCCGAGGTGCGCGCCGCGTCCACGGCCTCGGACGCCGACTGGCGGGCCAAGCAGGCACGCGCTCACGCGCACGCGAACGACGGTGCCGCGATCACCCTGGCTTTGCATTTCAACCCGATGGAGAAGCGCGACGCCAAAGGGGAGTGGACGCAGGGTGACATCAACAAGGCCGCCGACGACATTTACAAGCTCAGCGACAAGATCATGAACCGCGACAGCAGCACGTTCTACAACGACCAGCCGCTGGGCAAGACGCCGCTGCCGCGCAGCCGCCGTCTCGACTACCAGGGCAAGGAGACGGACCTGCGGACCGGCCTGGCGATGGCGGCGAGCGACATGAAGAAGGGGAACGCGAACCGGGCGGCGGAGCACCTGAACAGGGTGGCGGACGCCGTTGACGCGATCGGGAACACCGTCCCCGCTGGCAACATCTCGTCGCACGAGGTCAGCCACCTGCGGGAGACAGCCGCCAAGCTGCGCACCGCCCGCGTGCCCGACCCCGAGTACGTCAGCGCGATGGAGAGGGGGCAGGGCAACCTGGTCCGCGCTGCCCGGAGCGGAAGCGGCATGCGTAATGCCGACAAGTACGGGGCCACCAACTGGAACGCTCAGGGATACGCCAACGACGCAGTCGCGACGGTCCGCCGGGCGATTGAACTCGGGCACAGCGCCGCGTACCTGACCGAGCGGCGCGGCCGGGGCGGGCAGTGGTCCAGCGGCGCTGACATCCCGTCCTCGGACAAGGCGCTGGTCAAGAAGAACAGGGCGGCCGAGGCGGCGGCGGCGCGCGGCACGATGAAGGCCGCTCCCGGCTCGAAGGCGCATGCGCAGGAGCTGCGCGGCCTGGCCAGCGAGATGGACTTGAACGCCGGGCGCAACTACCTCGCGCTGAAGGACAGCAAGGAGGGGCCGCCCAGCGCCGAGGTGGCCAGTCTGAAGGCCGGGACGGACCGGGAGGTCGCCCCCCAGTCGGACACGTCGCGGGCCCTGCGGCGCGCGGCGACGATGATCGAGCGGGGGCAGCCGTCCATGGCGCGGCTGCACGCCGACACCATCCGCAGCTCGGCCCCGTCGGAGGCGAAGCTCAACCCAGATCTGCAGGCGCGGCTGAGCGCGGCGGCCGACAAGCTCGCCGCGCTGCCCCGCAGCCAGGGCATGGCGGCGATGCCCCCGGCGACCGCCGACTTCCAGGCCAGAACGGCGGCGGCCCGGCGGTACGCGGCGGCGACCGCGTCGCGCGGGTCGATGACCCTCCAGGCGTCCAACGACTGGACCTCCGTCGAACGGCAGATCGCCCTGGCGGTCTCGGCGACACCGCGTGTCATCGCGCTGGTCGGCACGGCGGCGGGCGCGGCGCAGGACTCCCGCGTCCCGGCGGGGCAGCCAGGCGGCGGCACGTTCGGGCAGGGCAGCGGCGGATCCAGCTCCAGCACCACCAAGGCCACGAGCAGCAGCAGCGGCGCGAAGACGACCAAGAACAGCCAGTCCAAGGCCCCGGCTAAGGGCCCCGCCAAGGCACCGGCTAAGGCCCCGGCTAAGGCCCCGGCCAGCAGGGCACAGAAGAAGGCAGCGCTGCTCAAGCAGGCGGCCGGGTACCGCACCCAGGCGGACGCGCTGATCAAGCAGCGGGACGCCCTGCGCGCCGCCCTGGCCAGTGCCAGCGGCAAGACCACCAGCGGCCAGGCCGGGTCCACGACCACCGCCAAGGCCTCGACCACCAAGAGCACGGCTCCCGCGACCGCCGCGACGACCAAGAGCACCGCGAGTACGAGCACCACGGCGGCCAAGACCACGGCGGCGAGCACGACGACGGCGGCCAAGAAGACGACCACCACGGCGGCGGGCACGGCCAAGGCCACCGCCGCGCAGATGACCAGTCAGATCGCCCAGCTCAACACGCAGATCGTGGCGCTGCAGAACCAGTACCGCCAGGCTATTGCCCAGGCCGCGAAGCTGTGAGGTGCGATGCTGGTATCACAGCAGCTCATAGAGCTGGGCTGGCGGTACAACCCGGCTGAGCTGCGCAACGAGCACGGCGAGTGGACCAAGCTCGGCGAGACGGTTGCCAGCGCGGGCAAGGACTACGAGCACCCCGACCACACCCGGCTGATTAACCAGCGCGGCAAGCCGCCGGACCCGGCCGACCACCCGTTCTTCAAGGCGCACCCGGTCAGCCCGGAAAACATCATGGCGTCCTACGACCGTGCCCCGGCGGCCACCCGCCAGCAGGGCATGCGCTGGTACGCCGACGCGCACGTGATCGCCAAGGCCATCGCTCACGGCGACGCCGACAAGGGCGCAGGCGTCCTGGCGGCGTACAGCCCGCAGACCGGCTGGCCGTCCAACATGATGAACGCGGCACGGGCCCTGGAGCTGGGCCGCGCGATCGGCCCCGGCGAGGGCATGATCACCGGCTCGATGCAGGCCAACGCGCAGAAGGCAATGGACGGCAAGGCGGCTGACGTCGCCAACTCCAGCTCGAAGACCAGGGCCTTCGCCCGGCTGATCCGCAACGGCGGCGACATGCCGGACGAGACGCAGGGCGAAGTGGTGGTCGACCGGCACGCGATGTCGGTGGCCATGGGCCAGCGGATCACCAAGAAGGAGAACGACGCCTCACCGATCGGCAACGACCGCTTCTACCAGCACGTGGCCGACCAGTACCGCGAGGCGGCCAAGCGGATCTCCGAGCGCGACGGCACCCCGATATCACCGCACCAGCTGCAGGCCATCACCTGGCTGCAGCAGCAGGAGGAGAACGAGAACGCGGACGCCGGGGTCGGCGGACCGCGCGAGGTCGGCCGCGCCACCATGATGCGCAACGCCTGGCTGCAGTGGGACGCCAAGGCGAAGACGGAGCAGATACCCACGCACGCGGGCACCACCATGCTGGACGCCGTGCCCAACCTGATCTCTCGCCAGGTGATGGAACTCGCCGTCTGGGAGCACGAGCCACGCGACAGCCGGGGCCGCTGGACTAAGTTCGGCGGGGTGGGCGAGGCCGTCAAGGTGATGGAGAAGGAGCGCGAGGGGTTCTCGGTTTCTCCCCGCACTGGGGAAGCGCCGGCCAGCGGGTACATGGTCGCGCTGGACGGGCACACGCACCGCTACCCGGCGGAGATCCTGGACGACCCGGCGAAGCTCCACAAGGCGATCGACGACATGCTCATGAGCGAGCGCGAGTCGTTCCAGGGCAAGGACATGTACCTGGGCGGGTGGGTCGAAGACGGTAAACTATGGCTGGATCCGTCCCAGAACGTGCAGAACCGTGCAACGGCCGAGCAGCTGGGCAGGGCACGGGACCAGGTGGGGATCTTCGATCTCAACACCTTCAACACTATCAACACGGGAGGCAGCGGTGGCGGACGGATCATCGACCACGCCAACCCCGCAGAAGGTGCACGCGGCGGTCCCCGAGAACTACTGGGACCTGCCCGAGGAGGAGCGCCTGGCGGAGGCGGCGAAGATCGGCGACGCTATCCGATCGGGATTGCAGCGCAGCTCATCGACCTCGGCTGGGACGGCTGGCGGACCGAGCCGCGCGACCTGAAGGGCCGCTGGACGCGTCTGCCGGGCGAGGCGGTTGCCCGTGACGTGACCAGCGGCGAGGGGTACCCCGGCCAGTTCAACGACCAGATCCTCAGCCTGTGGCGGCACGAGACCAGCCCGGTCGCCAGGGGTGCGCTGAACCAGGCGAGCGCCGCCTACCAGGGCGGCGACCACAAGACGGCGGCAGCCCTGCTCAGGCAGGCCGGGCACGGCGACCTGGCAGCCAAGATTGACAGCGGTGACACGGCCGACAAGAGCAGCCAGGCGGCTGTCCAGAGTCTCATGCACGCCGCTGCCGACTCCGTGCCCGGCATGTTCGGGCCGGACGAGCACCTGGACTGGGACGGCAAGCCGCCCACGCTGTTCGCCGACGTTACCCAGCCGAAGGTGCTGGCCGAGGTCGGCTGGAACGGGCACGTCTCGATCGCGCAGAGCGTGGCCAGTGCCCTGGCCGAGGCGAAAAACGGCGGCTCGATCAGTGACACCAACGCGTTCACGGTGCCGCTGCACGAGATGATCCACGCCGTGATCCCGACGGGCCAGCACCGTGCCAGCAACGGGGACAAGAAGGCGTACCAGAACTACGCCAACGCCCAGATCGAGGAAGGGTTCACCGAGCTGGGCACCGTCCAGCACGCGGCCGAGTTCTTCGACCAGGCCGGGGTCGGGGACCGGCGGGTGCTCGACCAGGGCAGCCTGGCCAGGCAGCAGCACCTGGCCGCGATTAACGGCCTGCCGTTCAAGCCCGACCTGACCGCCACCAAGACCATGGACGACCTGGCCGCCGAGGTCAACGACCCGGCGCGGATCAGGAACGGAAATGTCTGGGGGCACTACAAGGTGCAGACGGCGCAGGCCTACAACTGGGTGTCGACCATCGCCCAGCTGCATACCGGCAAGAGCGAGAGCAGCCAGGCCACGCAGGACGAAATCCTCCGGCTGTCCGACGACGTGAACGCCGTGGGCACGGCGGCCAAGCCAAGAGTGATGGCCCAGCATGTCATCGCGGACATGGGACTGAGCGGGGCTACCAGGGAATCCGTGCTCAGCTCCACGGCGCAGACGATACTAGGTGAGTGGGCGTCGGGCGACGTACAGCAGACGGTGGCGCAGGCCAGGAAGGCGGCACTCCAGAGAGTGCAGGCGCTTCGCGTAGAGGCAGAAAGGGCGGCAGCATGAGCCTGGAGTACACGGCGGCCGGCGCGCAGGCGCGCTCGATCATGCGCTGGGCCTGGCAGGACCCGCAGGAGCGGGCGGTCGGCGCGCTGGAGCAGGTTCACGAGCTGGCGGCGGCGGCCACCGACCCGCAGGCCCTGGCGGAGATCCAGGACGCGGGCACCATGCTGTCCCGTCTCGTGTCCTCGGTCAACCCCCCTGCGGCCAGCGAAAACGCGCTAACGGCCCGTCTTTTGTCCAGTCAGATGTCCGGCCCGGTGACCATCGGCGAGCAGCTGGACCTGGCCGCCATCCACGGCAAGCACATCCCCGGCACGGCGTACACGTTCCGCCACGGCTGGATCCCGCTGATCGGCCCGCAGCTCAACGACAAGTACCCGAGCTGGATGGGCGCGCAGATCGAGGCCGACAAGAAGGCCAAGAAGGAAGCGGCCAAGGGCATCAAGGCGCAGCCCAAGCCGTCACCGCAGGCAGCGGGGCCGAGGCACAAGCCCGTCCCGGTGAAGGCCGGTGAACGTGAGCTGAAGCCCGAGCACCAGGCGCTGATCGCGAGGAACAAAGAGATCCACGCGAGGGCGGAACGGGCTGCCGCGCGGGCACTGCACCCTGCGACGCCCAGGGTTACGCGGGCGTCCAAACTTCCGAGCCACGCCGCAGTCGAAGGCGAGACCCTGAAGGGCATCCACGAACCAGTGCATCAGCCGTCGACCGGCGCGGCGGCGGCGTCGGCCGCCGTATTCCAGGCAAACCCGCAGGCTACCGCCATCACTGAGAAGCGGGTCGACGCGGTAGCCGCCGCTAGGCAGGCTGCCGCGAACCCGCCTGACTTCAAGCCGGGCACGGTGGGGCAGAAGCTTGTCCAGGACGACCCGGCCCTGGCCAGCCTGGCGGCACCCGGTGCCAGCATGGCGGCGCTCAAGGCGTATATCGACGCGCGAGTGGCGGCCGAAGTGGCGCGGCAAGTCGGCCAGATTACCGACGAGCAGAACAGGAATATCCAGGAAAAGCTGGCCGGAATGCACAAGAGCCAGCAAAGACTGATCCACTTCATGCGCAAGCAGGCGCAGGAAGGCATCGACAACGATAACAAGGTCGACCGCACCCAGCTGGTCATGTACAACCTATTCAACATGGCCGCCGTCGGCGTAGCTATAGGCGGGATCGCAGCCGGTGTCACCCCGATTGCGGCTGCCATAGCTGCGGGAATCGTCCCGATCGTCAATATCATCCACGACTACGTCCGGAGAACCGGCTGATGGCTACCCCTGAGCAGCGCGCGAGCGCGATCCAGATCATGATCGACGCCATGGTGCAGGCAGGCGTTTCTCAGGAAGATGCGGAAAAAGCGGCACCCTCTCTGATTGAGCAGGCAGAGAAAAACAGCTAGACACGTTCTCTTATCTGGCAGGCAGGCAGATTTCAGCCGTACCATGACGCACAGAAGCAGATTCTCCCTGTAGAAGGGCGTCCTTGAAAATGGCTGATGCACGGTGCCCGCGCTGCGGGTACGCGTCTGATTCTGCCGACTTCGCCATTAGCGGTGGCACGTCTGGGACGTCTGATTCGTCCTCGGAGGCACTGCGCACCCCGGCGGCGGCACCCAACGGCAGTGGCACCGTCCCGCTGACCGTGCGCGGGGCAAGCTCGGGCAACCTGGGCCTGGCCAACTACGGCGGCCGGGTCGTCAACCTGGCGCGGCGGATGCCCGTCCAGCGGGCCGACGACATCATGGTGTCGCGCAGCCCGGACGGGTCGGCGGTCGTCCGCCACCGGCAGGGCGGGGCCGAGGTCGGGCTGATGCGCCGCAACGGCGACGGCACCTGGCAGGCTGCCGTGGACGGCAGGGACCTGACCCCGCACCGCCAGCAGCGCAGCGCACTGATCGAGATGTTCGCCCAGTACAACCGCAGCGTCTCAGCCAGCCCCCTCGCCCCGCCCCCGGCGCAGACGCCGCTGATGGCGCAGTACGGCGTCCCGGCGATCCGCCTGGCGGCGGACGACGACACTGACAACGACGACAGCGCGAGCGCGGACACCAGCTCCGGCTCCAATGGCCTGACGCCGCGCGGCCAGGGCATCTACAAGAAGCTGGTCGCCAAGGGCGTCAAGCCCGCCGTGGCGATGGCGATGGCCAAGCGGGCACAGAACACCACGGCCGGGTCCTTCGGCTCGAAGGCGAGCTAGCCCATGCCGGCCGAACTCCGCACCCCCTTCAGCAAGGCCCCGGCCACCCAGGCAGCCCCTGGCATCTGGCGCAAGAAGGTACTGCCAGTCGGCCAGATCAAGTACCAGGACCGGGTGCTGACGTTCGACCCGGAGTACATCAAGGGCCTGGCCGACTCGTTCAACAAGCGGGCCTACGACCAGGTGCCATTCCAGCTGGCCGACGCCAAGAACACGCACACCAACGACCCCGAGCGGTACCGGGGCCAGATTCTCGGCATGGACGCCCAGCCCGACGGCCTGTGGATCACGGTCAAGCCGACGCCCGAGGGCAACGAGCTGCTGGCCTCCAACCCACACCTCGGCGTCTCCGCGCGGATCGTGGAGGACTACGCCCGCGCCGACGGCCAGTACTTTCCGGCCGCCATCCAGCACGTCCTCGGCACCCTGGACCCACGCATCACCGGCCTGGGCCCGTGGGAAGCCGTAGAGATGTCCAACCAACCGGACATGATCATTGATCTGTCGGCGGAGACATTCGCCGGAGAGGAAGGCGGCAGCATCATGCCGGAACTGAGCGCAAGCCAGCAGGCGAAGCTGGCCAAGCTGCTGGAGCTGGACCCTGACCGGCTCAGCGCCCTGGTGGACGGTCTCGCGGACATCAACGCGGCCGGCGCTGAAGACCTCGGCTTCGACACGGGCTACGAGGACACCGACACCGACCCAGACGACGACGACATCGTCGCCGCGATCAACGCCATGACAGACGCCGAGTTCTCGCAGCTGGCGAGCGAGTACGACGTAGAGACGGGGGCGGAGGTGCCGCAGTACGCAGGCGCAGGCGCGTCGCTGTCCAACGACTACGGCCTGAACGACATCGAGCTGGCCAACTACCAGCTGGCGGAGACCCAGCGGCAGATGGCGGTCCTTCAGGGCGAGCACGACAAGCAGGCCTTCGAGAACGAGAAGCGCAAGCTGATCGGCCTCGGCGTACCGCCGATGATCACCGAGCTGGCCCGGCCGCTGCTCGAAGGCACCGGCCACGTCGTGGAGCTGGCCAACGGGCAGGGCCTGGACGCGGGCCTGGTCATGCGCAAGGTGCTGACCGAGTTCGGCAGGATGTCCTCGATGCTGGACCTCGGGGCCGAGATGGGATCGTCGATGGACGAGCCGGACACCTCCCGCCATGCCGAGCAGAGCCGCGACGACATCATGTCCCGCTTCCGCTCGCAGACCGGCATCTGATCTCCGTGGCGGCCAACGCGCTGTACCTGGTCACCAGCGCGGTGACGTACATGGGCGTTCGCATTGCCAAAGGAACGACCCTTGCACTGACTCCGGCCCAGGTGACCAGCATCGGCGCGGGCAATCTCCGGGCGGTCAACAACCCGGTGAATACCAACGGAAGTCACCCGGCCAGCGAAACCCACGACACAACCGGCGAAGCCGTCGGTGTGAGCAATTCGAGTTAGGAGACCTGACGTAAATGTCGGCTTCAATCCCGCACTACAAAATGGGGCCTGCCAACTACCAGGTCGCCACTCTCATTTACGGTGGGCAGTTCGTCATGCCGAACACGGCGACGGCGGGCACCACGGACCTCACGGTCAAGCCAGCCACCGCAGCGGCCACCACGGTGCTCGGTGTGGCCGGCAACGACGGCAACGTGCTCACCGCGCAGACCGGCTCGCCCAACAGCTACGGCCAGCCGCTGATCGACATCTCCGTGCTCACCGACTACATCTCGGTCTACGCAGGCGGATACGACCTCTGGGTCTGGTACTCGGCCCAGGTCGCGCCGGGGCAGAAGCTGCTGGCGGCAGCCAACGGCACGGTCGGCCCGGCCGGTGCCGGGCCTGCGGCAGACCAGGTCGTCGGCGTCTGCACACACCCTGGCGGCGTGGCCTCGGCCATGCTGACCCAGGCCATCGGCGGCCAGGGCTCTGCGGTCTACTTCTTCGGCCGCGCTCGGGTCTTCTAAGAGAACGAAGGGACTGACCAAATGCCAGTCGGCGCACGGGGTTATTCTGACGGCCCCAGAGTAACCGTCAATGAGTTGCTGAAAGACCCGCTGGTCATTCCCGCACTCATTCTCGACATCACCCAGAACGAGTTCATCATGGACACCGTTCTGCGAATGGGCGGGGCCGCGCCCAGCGGCGCTGTCCGCTACTCGGAGAGCACGCCGCTCTACGCGGACGACTTCCCCGAGATCAGGTCGGAATTCGGCGAGGTGCCCGTTGTGCCCACCTCGATCGGCAACCCGCGCGTGGTGTTCAGCCACGAGCGCGCGATGGCGATCATGGTGTCCGACGAGATGCGCCGCCGGCAGACCATCGACCCGGTGACGCGGCAGCTGCTGCAGGTCAAGAACACCATGGTCTACAGCTGGAACACGGCGTTCTACAGCGCCGTGGTGGCCAACGCCTCCATCCAGACCCTGGCCGTGGCCAACGCGTGGTCCTCGGCGGCGGCGACGATCCGCTCCGACATCGCCCAGGCCGAGTACCTGGTGGAGAACGCCAACGTCGTCTCCCCCAACGGCGTCACCCAGTGGCTCGGCTTCGATGCCGACACCCTCATCATCAACCACGGCACCAAGAACACGCTGATCCAGTCCAGCACGTTCGCCGCGCCGTACATCGGTGACATCGCGTCCGAGAACCTGCTGTACACGGGCCTGCTGCCGCAGAAGATCATGAACCTGGACGTGCTCGTCTCACGCCAGGTCCCCCCAGGCAACGCCATCGTCATGCAGCGCCAGCGCGCCGGCTTCTACGCCGACGAGCTGCCGTTCTTCGCGGGCCCGCTGTACCGCGACGAGCCGCGCAAGACCTGGCGTTCCGACACGCAGCGCAGCTCCGCCATCGGCCTTGACCAGCCCCTGGCGATCTGCCTGCTCTCTGGAGTCTGACGTGACGGAAACACAGGTGAAGCCGGAGGCGGCCACCGAGGTACGCGGCCTGACCGCAGCCGAGCTGAAGACGCTCGAAAAGCTGCTGCTCAAGGCCAACATCGGCAACATGCACGGCCCCGCCGTGCAGGTCGGCAAGCCGTACGTGGCGCTGACCTGGCTGTCGGTGCCCCGGCGCGAGCAGGCCGACCCCAAGGACCGGCAGACGGACCGTGTCGCCCCCGGCGAGACGATCTACCTCACCGACGACGAGGCGGCCAAGTTCCTGCGGCACGGCCCGCAGGACGGCCGGCGCGTCGCGGTGATCCGCGCCAAGAACGAGGTCGACCAGAACAACGTGCCGAAGCCGCACCCGTCGCTGCTGTCGGGCCTGCCGTTCCGCGCGTCGGCTCCGATCCCCGGCACCGACATGCCCCGACCCGACCCGGCGGGCGCGTCGCGGATCATCGAGAGCAACGTGCCTCCCGAGATGCAGGTCCCCCAGGAAGGGCGCGGCGGCACCCCGTCTATCCAGGACGCGATGGACATCGTCCCCGGCACCGGGGAGATCGCCCGGCAGGAGATCAGGGCGGGCGCGGACCAGGATCTGATGGCTGCCGTCAAGAGCCAGGCAGGGCTGAACAAGCAGCCGAAGGAGTAGCAGATGGTGTACATCGCGGGAACGGGAGTACCCACAGCGGTCACGGTCACATGCCCGCGATGCCACGCTCTGCGCACCATGGTCAGCACCGGCCCCGAGCTGATCTACACGTGCGGCGGCTGCGAGTGGCCGATGACGTTCGGCGCTGGCACGGGCGGCCTGGCCACCAACGGCGCGACCACCCTGGCCAGCACCGCGCTGCCGTTCGCCTCCGGCGGCACCGTCTTCACCCTCGGCCAGGTGCTGTTCATCAGCGACGCGGCCAACAGCGAGATCGTGATCGTCAACGGGGTCTCCACCGGCACCAGCGTGCCGGTGGCCGACTTCGACTTCACCCACGCCTCGGGCAAGACGGTGACCCTCGCGGTCGCGGTGCCGACGCTGGGCAACCTCGAAGTGGTACCCGCCAACCCAGGCTGGGGGTTCTAGATGGCTGTCACGCTGAACAGGTTCATCGTCACCGCCGCCACGACGCTCCCGGCCGAGACGACCACCGTTACGGCGGGCGAGGTCGGCGGCGGCGGCGCGGGCACTTCCGGCACCCCGGCCAGCAGCTGGGGAACCACGCAGCTGTACTTCCCAAAGGGCTCTCAGGTGGTGCTTGACAACGGCACGCCTAGCCCGCTCTACACCATCCTCAACGGGCTGGGCGTGCTGCGCGCAGCCGTGGCAGGCACGGACGACGTCGGCCGCGAGGCCATCAGTAACTAGGAGGCCAGCATGGCTGTCACCGCACCGGCCGTCCCCGCCACTGGCGTGGCGGTCGCCAACCCCACCGGGCAGAACGTCGCCGTCTCGCTGCTCACCGGCACGGTGCAGAGCGTCCTGGTGTCCGCACCCAACCCGCCCGCGATCACCACCCCGGCGGTGCCCGCGACCACGGTCACCGCGACCAACAGCAACGCCTTCCCCGTCCAGGTGGTGATCGCGGCCAACGGCGCGACGATCTCCGCCGTCACGGTCAACGGCTCCGGCGTCGGCACGGCGGCGGGCACGTACGTGGTCCCGGCCGCCGGCACGATCTCGATCTCGTACACCGTGGCCATCCCGACGTGGGTGTGGACCGCGCTGGTGGCGGGCGTGTCGGGCAACCCGATCGGCTCGCTGCCGCAGAACTACCCGCTGCCGCCCGGCTGCTCGATCACCCTGGTTTACACAGCCGCGCCAACCTGGTCCTGGTCCAACCCGATCGACGAGAGCTACACCCCCGGCTACTACTCCAGCAACAGCCAGGCTGAGGCCGCCGGGTGGTCCCCGTACACCGCGCTTCCGTACCCGCAGCACGCCACCCTGGCGCAGAGCGGCCTCGGGACGGGAGTGTCCAACTAGCCATGGCCGTCAAGCCGTACGTCGTCCAGGCCGACTGCACCGTGCGCGGGGACTTCATCCGCCACGGCACGATCGTCGACCTGGACATCGCCAGCGAACTGGCGACGGAGTACGGCACCGGCAACCTCGTGCCCCTGGCGGCTAACCAGACCGGAGACGACGCAGACCACTCGGAGACAGGAGACTGACATGGCGGCTAATCCGCAGATCGTCAACGCGGACATCGTCATCACCTACGACGGCGTGAAGGTGCCGCTGGTGCGCGGGCAGGTCATCGACATGCCCGCCGGCGGCGCGCTCGCCAACGCCCCGGCATTCATCTACACGGGGTACAACACGCTGTCCAGCTCGGGCACGCTGTCCAGCCACGTCACCGCGATGTCCGCCCAGCAGGCCACGCCGGTCAGCTCCGACTCGATCGCCCCGCCCAGTCTCGCCAACGCGACCGGCGGCGGCGGCCAGCCCTACGCGTGGGGACAGAACTGATGGCCCCCGTCACGCCCCCGCCCGGCTGGCCGGCCCGCACGCACGGCTGGTGGATGATGCTGATCGCCGGAGTGCTGTTCGTCCTCGCCGCGTTCGCGGCGGGCGGCGACCCGCTCGGTGACATTCCCGCCTGGACCTGGGGTTTCGCCGGGTTCGCGGCCTGGGTGCTGTCGTGGGTGGTGCCGTAGGCCATGTCGACGCTGTACGCCACGACCGCAGACCTGATCACCGTGCTGGAAGGCACGGACTCGGGTGTCGGAACGCCGGCCGAGCTGAGCCAGGCCCAGCTCACGCTGGCCCTCGCCTCTGCCTCTAACCGGGTATCGGTGTTCTTCGGCTCGGTCATGGACGGCAGCAACCCGCAGGCCACCCCGCCCGACGTCTTCCACGACCTCACCCTGGACCTGGCCGCGTTCTTCGCCTGGCGAACGTACCTCAAGGGCAAGGCGATGCCCGCCAACCACCCGGCGTTCCTCGCCTACCAGGACGCCACGAAGATGCTCATGGACGTCCGCGACGGGCTGCTGCGGCTGGACCCGGCACCGGCCGGGGGCATCAACCAGGAAGTCGGCACGGTCATCAACCGGATCCCCAACATCTTCAACGGCGACGACTCCAACACGCGACTCAACCCGTTCACCGGGACGCTGGAGGCAGACATCCCGCTCGGCTACTGGGGCCCGCGCGGAGCTGGACTGACCGACGGGCCGGTGTACCAGGGATGACAAGCACCTTCGCCGAGCGGGTCGCCGTGCTCAAGGAGATGGTCGGCACCGGCAAGATCACGTCGTCAGTCGTGGTCAACCAGGTGTACGCGCACTACCAGCACGAGCACCTGGAGTTCCACCACCCCAGGGGCGGCCGGGCCAAGTACCTCGAAGACCCGCTGTACCGGCACTACCGCGACTACCTCGGCTGGTACGCGGACGAGGTGCTGCACGACGGCGGCATCCACGCGATGGAACGCGCCGCTGAGCACCTGAGTGACCAGGTGGAGACCAGCGCTCCGCGCGAGTGGGGTGACCTGAAGCTCTCAGGTCACCCCAGCGTCACCCGAGGCGAGCGCACGGTCTACGACCGTGCCCCCAAGGTGGGGCGCATCTCCGAGCAGGAGCTGAAGCTCAAGAGCCGCGCGCTGCTGCGGGCCCGCCTGGCGGCAGGCCTCACCGTCTACTTCATGAAGAACGGCAAGATCCACGTTATCCCCGGCAAGAACGAGCCGCACCCGCTGCGAGGCCGGCTATGACGTACCCGCAGCCCGCCCCCACGGTCTCCAAGAAGCAGGTCATCATCGACCTGCTGATCTCGCTCGGCTGGAACGTGACCCAGGAGACCGGGTACCCGCTGTTCCCCGGCCCGGAGATCCTGACATCCCCGGACAGAGCGGTCTTCGTCACGCCGACTACAGGACCCGGCTGGGTCACCGAGGAAGCCGCGATGGACTGCTGGGGCTTCCAGGCGCGGCTGCGCGGCCCGTTCGACGACCCGGTCACGGCTGAGCTGTTCGCCGAGCGGCTGGACGTGATGATCCTCAACGGCCCGTACAACGTCGTGATAGACGGTGTCCTGGTCAAGATGGTGACCCGCGCGAGCGGCCCGCCGTCCCCGCTCCCTCTCGACCCGGCTGACCGGCGCTTCGAGTACGTCTGCAGCTACTTGATAACAACAGGACTGGAGTGACCGATGGCCGGACTGCTCACCACCCCCCTCGCACCCGTCAACATGAATTCCTCGCCGCTGACCGGCACGTTCTTCAGCGGAGCTGCCCCGACGGCGGGCATCGACCTGGTCGGCGCTGGCGGCAACGCGTTCGGCACGGCGTGGGGCTCCAACAACGTCGTGCTGGTGCCCAACACCGGCAACGTCTACCTCTGGTACTACTGCGGCGCGACCCTCGCGGGCATCGCCCAGGTGCTGGTCAACGACCCGATCGCCGGGCAGGTGCTGCCCGCGTCCACAGCGCAGACGATCGCGGCGACGTCCTGCGGCTGGCTGGGGCCGTTCAGCCCGGTGACATACAACATCGCCAACCTGAACCTGGTCCCGGCCAACATCGCGGGCACGCCCACGATCGCGAGCTGGCCAGCGGCGGCCCAGGGGTGCTACGCGGTGGCGTTCACGACCACCACCACGCTGTCCGTGCGCGCCTACACATTCTCCACCATCCAGCCGTGAGAGGATTCTGACCATGGCAGACGACACCCAGGCAGGCAGCCAGGCAGGCACGCCGCAGCAGGCAGTTCCGCAGCCTGCCTCCGTGATCAGGCCTCCCGCCACGGCCGAGCAGGCGCGCCCAGCGCCACCCTCGGACGACTCAGACCCCCGCGCCAGGGCAGCCGCCCTGCGGCGCGAGGCCGCCGCGATCGAGGCCAGCCTTGGCGGCCCGGCCACGGTCAACGTGAAGGTCGGCCCGCCGCACTCCGAGCTGCACTTCGGCGGGATCTACGTGGGCAACGACTTCACCCCCGTGCCCATGAACCGCCTGGCTGCACTCCAGCAGGCGGCCGACAGCGCGGGCGTGAACCTGATCACGGAAGGATAACTGGCTGTGCCATCGCTGCCTTACACCCCGCCGGCCTACACCACGACCAACGTGATCTACGGCGTGGGCCTGCTCTTTACCGCTCCCAACCCCTCGCTCGGGGTGGGTGCTTCGGTGCCGTCGGACGCCAACCTCGGCGTCGGGTCCGCCTGGCTGTCCGCCGGCTGGTCGTACGTCGGCGCGACCGAGGCGGGCGTCACGCTGACGTTCAACCCGACCACGCAGAACATCGCGATCGAGGAGCAGCCGACCCCGGTTGGCGTCGCGGTCAACACCGCCGACCTGCAGATCACCACCAACCTCTCGGAAGAGACGCTGACACACATCAACACCGCGTGGGGCAACGGCGGCGTTACGGCGGTCACCGCTGCGGGCGCTGGCCAGCCCGGCAAGTCGGTGCTGACCCTGTCGACGAACTTCCAGACGCTGTCGTGCGCGCTCGTAGGCCAGAACCAGCTCGGCTTCGCCCGCGTGCTGTACATCCCGGTGGTCGTCTCCGCCGGCCAGGTGCAGACCGCGTTCCGCCGCGCCGCCCAGCAGCGGCTCTACCCGCTGACCCTCACCGCCATCTGCCCGTTCAACGCCATCAGCTGGACGGACCTGACAGCGGTCGCGACCTCATAGGCGAAGGAAGGGGAACACGCATATGGGATTCAACTCTGGGACCGTAGTCGAACCGCTCGACTACGACTTCACCTCCCACAAGGGCCGCAAGGGCGTCATCAAGGAGCCCAGCGACAAGCAGATCGCGGAGTACATGACCGGCATCAAGGTGCTGGTCAAGACCCTTCAGGAGAAGCTGCCCGAAGGCATGGTCGGTGCTACCGACCTCGCGATCACCGACCTGATGTCCGCCGTGGACGACCTCGATCCCGAGGTCGTCATCAACTTCCACCAGGAGATGGCCGGGATGTTCTCCCGGCTCTGCTCCGGCGACCCGAGCAAGGACGAGCTGCTGGCGCTGCCCATCCGCATCCGCGTCGTCTTCTACGCCTGGCTGCAGCGGGAGGTGATGTCCCCGGAAGTCGTGCCCGGCGCTGGGAGCAATGTGACCAAGCTTCCCGCTCGCGCCGGGTAATCCTCTACGCGGTCAGACGCTGGCTCGGCTTCTCCAGGGACGAGTGGGACGACCTGCCCTGGGACCTCCAGATGACGTACCTGGACGGGCTCGACCAGGAGGAGGAGATCCCGTTCACGCGGAACAACGACGCGGGGCAGAAGTTCGGCGGCGGCGGCGAGGTGGCACCGGGGATGGAAGGCCCGACGATCAGGACCGGCGTGGACGCCGGTACCAACGTGATCGACCTGGCGGCGATGCGAGCCGAACTGGAGGCAGACCCGAGGTCCAGGCGGCAGTGGTGAAAGGGCGGTGAGACGTGTTTGATGCCGGTGCTATCGAGGCACGTCTCACCATTGACCCGGCCCAGTTCAACCGGGACATGGACGCGGCCGAGGCCCGCGTCAAGCGGTTCGAGGACGGCGAGCACAAGGTCAAGGTCTCCGCCGTCTTCGACAACGCGAGCCTGAGCAAGGCCAAGAAGGCGTTCACGGACCTGGACAACCAGATCAGCCGCGAAGCCATGAACAGGCTGCGCAGCAGCCCGCAGGGCTCCGTCCTGGGGGCACTGAACGCCCTGTTCTCCCCGCACCAGGTGTCCGGCGGCCCGACTGCTTCCCAGGCGGCGCAGCAGGGCCTGCTCGGCAAGATCGTCAGCTCCCCCGGCGGCGGCGGCGTGCCCGGCCCGGTCAACACACGGTCGCAGAACACCGTCAGCCAGATCCTCGGTACCAACGGATCAGGCAATACCAACAGCACCAACACCGTCCGCACCAACGTCGTCGGCGCACCGGGAAACACGAACACCACCGACCGGGTGACGGTCCTCGGCGCTCCCACGAACAACTCGATCACCACCAAGGACCGGGTAGACGTGACCGGCCTGCCCACCTCGGGCGGCAGCATCACCACCAAGGTCAAGACGAAGCTGGACCCCGGTTCGGCAGCGGCGACGGAGGCAGCCGCCACGGCCAGCGGGGACAGGGCCGGGAAGGGCTGGGCCGGTTCGTTCCTGTCCAACGTCAAGGGCCTGTTCGGCGGCGGCGGCGGGAACGGGAGCCAGGCCGGCGCTGTCAGCAAACTGCTCACCGCTGGCGGGGACATCGGCACCGGGGGGCAGAAGAACCTCGCGGCCGGGACGATCGGCGGGGCGCTGCCCGGCATCCTCGGCCTTGGCACCAAGGCGACGGGCATCGTCGGCCTGGGCGGGTCGCTGCTCGGCGCGGTTCCCGCGCTGCTCGGCGGCGTCTCCCCGCTGATCCCGGCGGCGGCCGGGGCGGGCGCGCTCGGCCTGCTGTTCGCGGGGGCCCAGAAGCAGATCAGCCCGGTATCCCAGGCGATCAGCGCGGCTAAGGCAGCCCAGGGGGCAGCTCAGACTCCGGCGCAGGCCACAGCCGCCAACCAGCAGCTAGCAGGGGCCAACGCGCAGCTCAAGGCGCTTTCTCCTGGGCTCCAGTCCATCTACCAGTCCGAGCAGCAGATCGGCAACTGGTGGCAGGCGTTCACCGGCAAGTTCGCGCCGATGTTCGCTGGGCCGCTGAAGCAGGTAGCGTCTCTGCTAACCGGGCTCACCGGGCCGCTGAACAGTTTTTTCAAGTCGGCGTTCACCCTGGCTCAGCCGCTGATAGCGGGGATAGGCGACCTGGCCCGCCAGTGGCTCCCGCTGCTGGCCCAGGGCTTCCGGGCTGCCGCGCCCGTGATCCGCCCGCTGATCGACGGCATCGGGTCGCTGGTCACCGGCCTGCTGCCCGGTCTCAACACGCTGGTGAAAGCCTCGGCCCCGGCCGTGGCCGCGCTGGGTCATGTGTTCGGGGAGCTGGGCGGCAGCCTCGGTCAGATGCTCGCTATTTTCGCCCCGGTGCTGTCTCAGAGTTCGGTCATCCTCAAGGCGCTGTTCGACGTCATCAACGCGCTGTTCCCGATCATCGGCCAGCTGGCCGCCATCTTCGCGACCGCCCTGGCCCCGGTGTTCGTGCAGTTCGCCGGGGTAGTCAAGGCGCTGCTGCCGTTCCTGACCCTGATCGGCAACGTGCTGGCCTCCCTGGCAGGAGCGGTGCTGTCCGACCTGGTGTCGGCGTTCGGCGCGCTAGCCCAGCTCCTGACAGGTATCGCTCCGTCACTGACAGTGTTCGCCAAGGCACTCAGCAACGTGTTCAACGTGCTGGAGAACACGGGCGTGTTCGCGATCCTCGGCAACGCCGTAGAGAACCTGGTCGGCCCCCTGGCAAAGCTGATCAACGCGCTGATCGCCGGGCTGGTGCCGGTTCTGCCGCCCATCATCAACTTCATCGGCCAGCTGTCGTCGCTGATCGCGACCACTCTGTCCAACGCCATCGCGACGCTGCTGCCGCCGCTGACCAAGCTGGCCCTCAGCGTTCTCCAGGTGCTGGCGGCTGTGCTGCCCGTGATCCTGCCGCTGCTGCTGACCCTCGCCGGGATATTCACCACCGCCGTGGTCGCCGTCATCTCCGGGGTAGCTACCGCCCTGGCTGACGTCATCAACGCCCTCCCGCCGTCCGTGCTCGATGCGATCGTGCTCGGGGTGACCGGGCTCGTGCTCGCGCTCAAGGGCATGGCAGCGGTGTCCGCCCTGTCCGGCGGCCTCGGCTTCCTGACCACCCTGCGGCTGCTGCCGTCGGTCGTCTCGGCGGCTGCCTCGTCGCTCGTCCGGCTCGGCGTCCAGTACGCGGTGACGGCGGCAGAGGCGGTCGCGGGGGCCGCCGTGCAGATAGCTAGCTGGGTCGCCACGGCGGCGGCGGCCACCGCCGCGTTCATCGCCGAGAACATCGCCATGCTCGGCATCGGGGTCGCCATCGCCGCCCTGATCGCCGCCATCGTCTACATGGCCACCCACTGGCAGCAGGTGTGGACGGACATCAAGAACTGGACAGACGACGCCTGGAAGTGGCTCAACACCAACATCTTCGACCCCATGGGCACCTTCTTCACCAAGACCCTGCCGGGCTGGTGGAGCACGGTGATCACCGCTCTGAAGGCAGTCTTCGTCACCCCGTTCGAGTTGCAGTTCAAGGCCGCGTGGGACTGGGTGAACGCCAACGTCTGGACCCCGGTCCGCACGTTCTTCACCGTGACGCTCCCCGGCTACTGGGACTCGGCCATCGCCTTCCTCGGCAGCCACTTCGTGACGCCGTTCCAGAACGGGCTGAAGGCCGCCTACAACTGGGTGGTCACGAACGTCGCGACCCCGATCGAGACGCTGTTCACCAAGACGATGCCGGGCTGGTTCAACACCGCCGTGTCCGCCATCAGCGGCTTCTGGGGCAGGATCGAGGGCGTTGTGATGACGCCGGTCAAGTTCGTAGTTGACAACGTGCTCGACCCGCTGATCAACCTGTTCGACGACGTGACCAACGCGGTCGGCCTCGGCAAGCCCATCCCCACGATCAAACTGGCGGGCGGCGGGCGGCTGCCCGGCTTCGGCGGCGGCGACATCCTCCCGGCGCTGCTGGAGCCGGGCGAGGCCGTGGTGGACAAGGACACGACCCGGCAGTACGCCTGGCTGCTGAAGATGATCGGCGTCCCCGGATTCGCCGCTGGCGGCGTGGCGGGAGGCCCGACACCCGTGTCCGGCCGGGGCGGGGCACTGGGCGGCGTCAACCCGACCGGCGGCAACGTCCTGAGCGGTGTGATCAACAGCGCGGTCGACATGGCCAAGGCAATCGCGGCCATCGCCACCGGCAACCCGACCGCCCTGGCCAACGCCGTCATCGGCATGTTCGGCGGGTCCAGCTCCGGCGGGATGGGCGGCGTGGTCGGCAAGGCGCTGCTCGGCCTGCCCGCCAAGCTGATCGGCGACTTCGCGCACTGGATCATCGGCACCAGCAACATCGCCACCAGCCAGGCCGGCGGGGGCGCGTCGCTGCATCCCACAGGGGCCGGGGCGACCGTCCAGGCGCTCATGCAGTCCATGGCCGCGTCTGTCGGCTGGACCGGCGCGCAGTGGTCCGCGCTGAACAGCGTGGAGATGGCCGAGGCGGGCTACAACCTCACCGCGCAGAACCCCAC